CGATACGATCAAGCCATAGGCTATCAATGTCATGCTCACATACAGAAGTCATGCTGCAACTATGTATCAGTGTAAAACCCCTGCCACCCTCTGCAATAACGCCAACATGCGATGGGTTTACTTTCTCATTCCACCGCATCATTGCAATATCACCCGCGCGCATATCATTAACAGGATCGCCCATTCTAGCCCGTAGCTCGATCTCTAGCCCGTTCTTCCACGGAGTGCGCCCGTAGTCCTGCCTGTCTGCAAAATCGAACCCGCCAGCTTTGAGAGCCGCTACAATCAGCCCGATACAGTCCACCCCGAAACGTGAACGACCACGATGCGCCCACTTAGTGCCAACGTAGCTTCTAGCCTCTGCAATGGCAAGATCAGGGCTATAGGTCATGTCAAAGTCCCGAACGTTTGCGCGCCTGGGGTTTGAGTCTCTAACCCGTCACCAACAGGGATAAACCACTCCCCCTTGAAGTTGATCACGTTGCCGTAAGCAATACAGGCATCCAGCGATTTAACGCAATCAGGACGGATTCGATATTCATCACCGACTTGGATAGGCCATGGCGTAGGCTCAAACAACCCGACAGCGCCGCCATCTGGATTGTATGCCTCGACCTGATAAAGCCTGTTCACCGATGAATTGTCGCCGGATGTCCACTGTACGCGAGCAGGCCAGCCCATCTCGGATATAATGGTTATATCATCGGCAAAAACGCGGAACTGATCATCTGGATCAACCCCAGTTACAACGCAATCAGTCCACAGTCCATCGGCATCAACCCCGCATCCTAGCTGTGATGGAGCTTCCGTGCCAAATGTCGCCCTACATCTTCGACTCCAAACCTGTCCAATCGTCTGTTTTAAACGCATTGCAAAACTGATCAATTCAGGCGTATATACCATCCCGTCTTTTATCGACACCTGACCCACATCGCCAGCGTCCAGAATAATCGCCCCGTCATCAATCGCCGCCCAGTTGCCGAGATACAGCGTCCAACGCGCGTTATCAAGATCGCCAGCTGATGCCATTGCGAATGTAATTCCAGGCGCTATTTCTTCATCTGCCAACAATGACATCGCCTCGGCATTGTCTACCGATAGCCCAGCGCTGGCTGATATGTTTGACGGATCAAAACCGTTGACGGATTTGTACGTTACGCCGACATAATCAATATCACGATCAAGCGTAGTCAGCCCGTACACATCGCCATTGGCAAGCTCCAACTTTAGGAGTCTGCATAGCGTTGTAGTAGGTTGCTCTATGTGATCAATCAGAGCCGCCGGAATTGTTCTCACAGCCGTACCTCTGTCAAATCTACATCGCCAGTCAATAAGAAATTGCCAGCGCTTTTAGCCGCAGGGTCCATATCCAGACGGTCATTGTCAAACCTGACAGGCACATCAAACTCGCCCGTCCATGTTATCTCTGCACCAAGATCAGCAATGAACGAGACAATGCCTGTAACCTCATCAACAGCCACGCCAATCTCTACACCATCGGCATACAGTAAAACAGTATCCGCCACTGGCTTGTTGATTGTGCGCGATAATGTGAGACTCCCGAACGTGTAAGCCTTTGTTAGTTGCAATTCCTGCGGGTCGCCAGTAGCAGTGCCGATTACTTCATTCGTCGCTTGATAATCTGTCCAATCTTTAAACCGGAAAGGAATCGCCGCGCCCATGCTTGCCATGTGAGCCGCCCTGACCGCCGTATGATCCTCTGGTTGCAATGCCTGATACAAAACAGTATAGCGACCAAGCGGCATTGTCCATTGCGCGTTGCGCCGTTCCTGCCCTGATCGTAGCGTCACAATTCGCGTCTTGAACTCTTGCCCAAACTGCGAACCATAAGCCACACAATCAAGCAATCTAGTCTCGTTAAACATCAGGAGAACCTCGCTTGTGCAATCCGCTGTTTGCGCTGTGAGTCCATAGCAATCTGGTTTGACGTTCTGTTGTCTATCACGCCTTGCGTTGTAATGTTCTGGTTTACAGTCACATTCCTACCGCTACCGCTTGAAGTGCCTGAAAATCTCATGCTGTTCTGCACTCGCTCTAATGTGCTGTCAAGTTTAGCACTTGTCTCAGCCGTAGTGACTCGCTCGCCCTTTTCAAGATTCCACGTTCCGGATGATGGCACAGACATTATCCCGTCATGCGCCTGACCCTTGATCTTACTAACATTGGCAAGTCCCGCAGCTAAAGCCGCAGCCCCCGCAACAGGCCCAAGTATCCACCCGACAACAGGGATAGATGATGCCGATGCATACGCTCCTGTAGCCGCCGTGTAAGCGTTTATCATTGCCTGAGCAATCGCCAGTTTCTTAGCTTTCTCTTTTCCCGACTTGGTATCATTATCAATAGTCGATGCTATATCGCCAAGTATGCTACTAACCCCATTCAGTGCCGCGTTCCAGCGCTGCATCTCAAGCTGCAACATTGCCTCTTCATGCTGTTTCTTGATCTCTAGTTCTTTTTCATCCCATTCGGCATTTAGGTCAGAACGCTCTGAACGGAATGTTTCAAGCATCTCCATTTGCTTGTCATACCATTCCTGCAAATCCTCTGACTGTTGGGTTACATCAAACAACTCACTGAACGCGCCGCCAACATTGCCGCTATCAGGCGCTTCTGAGAATGCCTCATCAATCGCGCGTTTTTTTGTCTCACCTGAACCAGCATCATTGACAGCATCAATAGCCGCCAACTGCTCTAGTAAATTATCAGTTCTGTACTCTTCCTCTGTCCTTAGATACTTCACAACATTAATATAATCTTCAGTCGCTTTCTTCTGATCTTCCAGAGCAGAAACAGTATCAAGCAAAGACTTTGCCTGAGCAATCTGCGAATCGTTCGCGCCCTTCAACTGCAAGTCGTACAGCTTCACCTGATCAGCAGACATGCCCCAAGTTTTAGCCGCGCGCTCAAGTGCAGTTATCTCGCCAGTAATAGCTTCCTGCGTTTTGATAGCTGCATCAGCCGCGTCCTCTGCCGCTTTCTTTCTTGCCTCTTCCTGATCATCAAACACCTCGCCAGTCTTGACCGCATCTGCTCTCGCTTTTACAGCCGCCTCTGCCGCTTGTTGTGATGCTACCTTGGCATCGTCCCAGAACTCCCTGAACTTATCGCCAGCTAAAGGATCATCAATAGACTTCTCTCTTTCCTTGCGCGCTTCTTCCCTGATGCCTGCAAGTATCCTCTCTTTTTCCTCAGCCGCTGCAATCTCTTTGCTGTAATCAGTATTGCCTAAAGCCCCTGCAACTTTTAATGCGAGCTTTTCGCTTTTTACAATTGCCTGATCAATTTTAGTGAACGCAACGATTATCGAGTTTGCTACAAAATCAAACGCCCTGCCAATACCATCAACGGCATTCATTAAAAACAGGATGCCATTTACAGCATCATCAACTTCCCTTTCAACGATATTGCCAAACCCGCCTGCATCCTCAGCAGCACTGAGAAACATTTTGCCAACCGCATCAATGGCAGGCGCAAGCTGAACCGTTAGCTGTTTGGATAATCCATCAAACGCCAAACTGATAACAGATATAGAATCATTTGCCTGCTCTACTTTTGACGCATCAATATCAGATAACGCTGTGCCAAAAAGCCTAGCCTGCCTAGCCGCCTCTGCAATCGTATCGCCATCAAGCAATTGCAAAGCTACTGCATTTTTTGCGCCGAATATCTCAGCAGCAACCGACGCTCGTTCAGATTCCTGTACGTTCGCTTTTAATGCCTTGTTGATCTCTGCAATACGTTCATCAAGCGGCAAGTCATACAACGCCTGAGCAGACAGCCCAAGCCTGTCAAACGCTTCGACCTGCGCATCTGAACCCTGTATTGCTTTGCCGATATTTAACGCTAACTGCTTCGATGCCTTCTCGACAGTCTCCATCCCAACGCCAGCAAGATCGCCCGCACGCTCAAGATTCGCCAGACTTGCATAAGTGGTGTTTAAACTTTGCGCAGTGATTAGCTGTGTATCAATCAATTCCCTTTGACGATCAATAATTACAGCCAGTCCAGTAGCCGCAGCCGTAGCAGTTGCCGCTATCGCTTTTGTGCTGATAGCCGCCGCGCTTGAAATATTGGAGGATACTTTCTTTTTCCATTTAGCAGAATCTCGTTCTGCTTTGTCCAATCCAGCGGTAAAGCCTGCCGTTTTAGCAACGAGGTCAATCGTAAGGGTTCCGAGGCTCCGGCTTGACATTTTATACCCCTTTTATCACTGCCACAATTTTAACGCATCTTCTAACTCTATAGGCTCTTGGTCAGCGTGTGGCATGAAATCATTTATCTTCCACGTCACGCCTTTTTTACTATGCGCATTTGCATACAATGACGCGATCATTGCACTTGATTGCTCAACACGCATACCAATATGCAAACTCCCGCGCTTTTGCCTGTAGCCTATCCACTGCATCAACTCGGAATAACTGATATTCTCTTTTGCTTCTGCAATCGTCTTGCCACCAATGCCGCACAATACAAGCTCGTGCCATATCTCCTCTAGGTCGCTTGTGACTTTCCCGCGCCGTTTACCTCACCAATAACAGCAAGTAACGACATAGTAAGATTGCCATCAAGCGCACCACGATCAGGGTCAGCATCACCAGTAATATCAGCAACAGTGAAAACAGGCGCGCCATTCTCGTCACAAATACTAGCAGCAATCCTGCCAGCTATACCGTCAGTCTTTGACGTGATAGAGCGCAAATCCTGAATTGCAGATTGATACGATAACGGGCGAACAAAAACAGTGGCAGTATGCTCAATGTCTCCAATCTTCCACGTTATCTCACGCTCAACAGGACGGCCTGTAAAAGCGCCAACCTGTGAGAGTGCATCAATCGTTAGCTTCATACTTTCTTGACCCAACTAGAGCCGCCTGAGCGCTGCACAGTTGCTTGAGTAGTCACTACAGTATTAGCCGCAAAGTCAAAAGGGAAGTCAGAAACATAACCTTCAAATACAAACCAAGTGCGAGTGGTTGGCAGATCAAAATCATCGTTGCTGTCAAGCGTCGGAGCCGCTGTACCATCTGCCCAACCTACCGCCCATTTCAGTATCGGAGCGGGATCTTCTTCGCTCAATTCGTGCAAACGAACGTGTGACTCGTTTTCAGGATCAGCATTAAGACCCATCGTCGCAGCGCCGGGTGTACGCAAGCCGGGGCGATAGCTGCGGGTAGTAGCAGATAAGCAAGTATCTTCTATCTGATCAGCTGGATTGCCGCCCGGCGTAAAGGTTGTAGCACATTCGACTTCACGGATGCCAGCACCGCTAGAGTCAAAAGCAGGATCAATGAAATAGATTTGAGTGCCTTGGGTAAGTACGGACATTAGGTATACTCCACAATTGACAATAGGAATTTGTAAATCGTTTCTATCTTAACACATGCCAACCAATATCAAAACCATAGCGGTAATCCCTAGTTGACGTGTCACGACCTTCCCCACGCCATGATGTTACATAAGCCACAGGCTCTACAGCGTCGCGGATAGCCTCTGCAACAGCCCTAGCACTAGCGGCATTGTCAGCGTATACATCAAGCTGGATATTGAAGGAATCAACGTCTGGAAGTGATCCTAGATAGTTTTCAGGGCTACCGCCGATCACCTGCCAAACTGCATACGGTTTTGCCACTCCCTGCGGAGCTTCGCCAAACGGATACAGCCGCACCGGATTAGTGCCGATCAACGCGGTAACGCTACCGGATGCCGCGCATGTTGCGAATATCGGAGGGTACATAGTCATTTACTCCCGTTCTTTTGCGCGCGTTTGATTGCTCTGTCCATCGCTTTGTCGTATTCAGTCACAAACGTGTCGATAGCTTGTTGCCCTACCTGCTCAATCACCGGACGCAAAAATGGTTTTGCCTGCATCTTCTCAGTGCCAAACTCCAGCAACCGCCAATGCGGAGTTGGCCCGCCTTTCCCTTCATCTGGATTCCCCTTTGGTATCTTTGCACCATGCGCAACACCAATTCTGAATCCTAAATCAGCACCGTCAGATTGTTTGTTTAGCTTGCCATCCCATCGCTCTGTTACGTTAGCGGCAATACTACGGCCTGTATCTGTATCATCAAGTGCCAGAGCGTTACTTCTTGCGCGCGCTGATAAAACTTGCGCCGCTTTCCTTAGCGCATACCGCCCGCCTTTCTTCTGCACGTCATAAGACAATGCCTGCATTTTAGCCTGCAAAGCATCAAGGCCAGTTACTGTAAAGCTGATACCGTCAGACACGACGGCACACAAAAGTGGTTATACCTTCTCGCCCTAATTCAGTTTCAATCGTGTTGACCTGAATCACTGAAAAGCCGTTACGCTTGCACCAATCTGCAAAGCCTTGCACCGTCCAGTACCACAAATGCTCCCCTGGCTTGAAGTGCTTGCTCGCAAGACAATCTTGCTGGTTTTGATACGTCGGCATTGAAACAAACAACCACTCCCGTACAAGACTGATAAACTTTTCAGGATCTGGAATATGCTCCAAACTATCCCAACAGGTAGCAGAATCTATGCCGTTGTCGTATGGATCAACAAACCTTTCACCAAGCCAAGCAATAGCCTCTGGATTAACGTCATAGCCATCTGCACCGCATTCAGTAACAAACCTGCCTCCGCCAATGCCAATGTCTACAATGCGCCCTGTGCAGTATTTGCTGACAAGATCAACACGCGCTTTTGTTAATGCCGCGCCCATATCAGTGGCATCCATAGCCTGATATTTTTCAAAGTATTGTCCACGGTAATCCATAGGCTTGCGCGGGTGATAACCCATGCCAAGCTCATCAGACCACAATAGGCAATCGCTCAGACCACTCGGCAAGTTTCTTGTCATAATTCAGGATCACCTTATTGCATGTATGCTGCTTTAGTGTACAACGACAGAATCTATCAGGCACAAAAAAACTGATTTTTGATAAGTCCATTGTATGCGATGTAATCAGATCAGGCGCATTAAATCCACCCTGACCACCACACACAATCAACGCTGGAACTTTTAACGCAATGCAGGCTGGAACAATCCATCCTATGCCGCCAATAACTGCTTTAGCCCCAGCAACAAGCGCAAATAATTGATCAGTAGATAACTCGCCAGAATGATAACGTATATCAGCAGGCGGCTCTTTCCCGACAATCCATTCCTTGTCTTTTTCAAGATCAGCAACAGAAACGACTTTATACCCACGCCGCCGCATTTCTATAGCCGCTTTTTCTATGTATTCAGGTAAAGGATTGCGCGTATCTGCTCGCCATTCTGCCCTCACAGTTACAGGCCGAATAACAACATAGTCGCCATCGACAACCGACTTTCCAAAATCAGGTAAATCAAAATCGCCATGCTCGACACCAAAGCAACGACGCATATCTCTGATAATCCCGCGACTACTGTACGACACTTTCAGAGATGTTTTGCCAGCGGGCATCGCTTCCCAATTATCAATCTTGCTGATGTTTTTCAGCTGTGTGCGAAGTTGCGTTAACGGCTTCACAAAATGTACGTGCTTCAAATCCTTGTAAATCTCAGGCCACGGAGTATCAATCCATACATCGCCTGCAAGTCGCTTAACAAAAGCACGCTGGTAAATGTTATCGCCCAAGCCTCTCATGCTGTTAATTAGCACAAATCAGGCTCCATCATTCAGGCCATCAACACACCGGAAACGCCATTCATTACGCGCTGTAATGTCAGTCTCTGCACTGTCAATGTTATACACGCGACCATCCCAAAGTATGCGCCATGTGTATATCGCAACACGATCAACGTCAAACCAGCGCACAGTTATACGCGCGGTTGTCTCTGCCTGCATTGCAGCAGACTCACGGAACTCACGGCCTGCACCTGTCAGTACCTCGGCAGGAACCCCAGCATACACATCTGCCCAAGTATGCGTAACCTCGCCAGTCTCACTGTCCTGCTCAATCACAGGCTCTTGTAGCGTTATCCTTTGACGCAATCTTCCAGTCAGCGAACTCATACGCCCAAGCCTTCACGGTATGGCATCCATAACGACTCTGCACAATTGCGGTATGCCGACATTCTCATGATGTCAGTTTCCTCATACCCGCCGCGCACAATCAACCGAATCCCGCGCGCTGCATCAGGCTCAATCGTCAACTCGCTGGATGTTTCTTCCGAATTAGGCTCAAGCCCAGGCAAGTAATCCGCATTGATAAAATTAAGGCACTCTTTCTCAGCCGCATCAATCAATTCCTGCAACAAAGTATCGTCATCATCATGAATTATTCGTAAATCACGCTTTACCGATTCGACACTCACCGCTGACATAATTCAGCCTCCAGTTCTGACCGATTGAAACATTGTAACGCAGTTTGCCGCGTACAGTTTACGATATCAATCTTGATGAATCGGTTAGCAATATCTGCGAACTGTTTAGGCCATTTATCCACGCTTCCAGCATTGCCAAGACTAGCCGGATGATCACCGTGCCAATGAGCCTTACCATTTGTACGCTGGCAATCATAACCTAACAAAATCACGCGATTCGCTCCAAATGTTACAGCCAAAACAATCGCCCCAGCGCCGCTATTTTGAGAATTCATGCCGTTGATACGCTTTGTTCCAGCAATACCCGTCACAGTCGTAAACTTTAAACCAGCAAAACTAGCCGCCTCTTTCCCGTAGTGATTCCACCATACGCGATCCATTGCATACAGAGCATCAGCCCAAGGCGTTAGTCGAAATGTCGTATTGGTACAGATAACGGCGCGTCCGTCTTTTTCTTCACGCCATTGCCTGACTTTTTCACAATCGTCTGCGGTAAGACTTCCACCGCTGGCAATGCAGACAACTTCCCGCCAACGGGCTGAATCGGGTGCGAAGTGATAGCCTCGCCATGCACAACAACCAATCCGCGCGCTTTCAGCTTTTGCGCTACCTGATCACTAACATCAAACATATCACCGCGCTTTTTCTTAGTGCCGTGATCGAAATTCTGAATTGCCATCACCGTAATCATTCAATCCCCTAAAGAAAAGGCGGGGTATTACCCCCGCCAATCTTCATCAGATGCTAGACAATACGCCGTCAAAGTCACCTTTCACCAGCGCTTCGGGACGGTACACAGTCAATGCCACGCGATTCTCGCACAGGATTGTAACCATGTTTTTCACGAAGTTATCACGATCTTCTGTGGATACAGTCACCGTAATATCTTCGCGATCCCAACCCTGAGCCGCTTGCATGAACGATCCAACCAAGAAATCGCCAGCATCCATAGACTGCGTAGCAACAACAGGGCGACCCCACAAGCCAGGCACAGCCAAGCCAGTCGGAGAAGCGAAAAGATACGCATCGTCCTGAGTCTTGGTCAACTCGATAGCAGCCCAGTCGATCGGAGACAACACAATGCCATCGGCCTCATACTCAGCCAGCGTGACTTGCAACAGCGCCAAACGGAGACGGTCAATTGCAGTCTCAGCCTGTACAGCAACGCCAGGATTAGCGTACGCGGTAGCTTCAGTGTACAAGCCGCTGATATTCAAGCCAACGCCAGAGCCTTTCAGCAATTGCGCTTCTTCTTTCAGAGCCAAGCCATAACGCAAGCGACCATCAATGTAGCTTGACAGCATCATCACATCCGCCAGCACTTGCTTAGACGCGCGCACCCAGTGGGCAATTGTCGCAACAGGAGATGAATCTAACTCGAAAGTAAGATCAGATTCTGGCTTTTCAGAAGCTGGATTCTCGCTAACCGGAGCAGCATTGTTGGTGTAGCCAGTCTCACGCACAAACTCGACAGAGTTGGAAGTGGTGCGACCCCATGACAACAGATCACGGATAGTTAAGCGACGCTGACCGGGTGCGATAATGCCGCCAACACGATTAGGCTGTACAGCATAGCCATCGGTAGCATCAGCGATAGTGCTAGTCACCGTAGCTTTTACGCCGTGGCTAAAGCTGCCTTTCTTGCCGCCAGCCGCGCTGATAGCGAACTGCTCAAAACCATCGGCAGTGATGAACTGCTCGCCCATAGTCTTGATGCGACCATGTGAACGATCACCACTATCCAGCTTCGCCATCAACTGCTCTGCAGATTGCAAGCGCGCATTAAGCTCGCCCTGAGTAGTCAACAGTTTGTCTACGGATTGCTTGGTTTCAGCAGACAGAGCAGCGTGATTGCTGATTTCTTTCTGCGATTTTTCAGCGTAGGCTTTCAGATCATCAGACACGCTTTTCAGATCAGCTTGTACTTGCTTGTACTCTTTTTCAACATTCAATAAATCAGTCATTGTGTAACCTCAAATTTTAAAATGGATTTTAGGGAGTGGATCAAGTTGCAGTTTTACAGTGGCATCACGCTCACCCTCAGCGGCATCGCGCACACTGGCCTTAAATTCAGAAATCAACGTCATCGCATCCTGCTTAGGCATACCGGAACTGCGTAATGCAAGCTCCAAACGCCGCACAGCATGTGCAGATGCTTTGCCATCACCAGATGATACATCATCAGCCGCCAATAATTCATCAGCAAAGCCGGATTCAACAGCGTCATTGCCGCCCATCCAAGTTTCTGCATCCATCAGCTTCATAGATGCTTTCTGATCAATTCCAGTGCGCGCCGAATAAATATCAGCAATCGCTCTATCAAATGGCTCAAGCCAATCGGCAAACTCGCGCATATCGTTACGATTGCCAACAGCAACAGACCATGAATTATGGATCATCATAAACGCGCTGCGCGCAATCTGGATTTTATCGCCTGCCATCGCAATAACAGATGCCGCACTAGCAGCAAGACCTAAAACTTTTACAGTAATCTCGCCTTGATGCTCGCGCAATAGATTGTAAATTGCCAAGCCTTCAAAAACATCACCGCCGGGCGAATTGATGTTGACAGTCACCGCGCCTTTCCCGAACGAGCGCAAGATTCCAGCTATTTTCTTTGCCGTCACACCTTCGCCAGTCCAGTAATCGTAGCCAATCTGATCATAGATACTGATAGTGTTGCCAGTCTCAACATCAGCAGCTTTCAGCGTTGTATTCCAGCGATCAAGCGCGCGCGGCATGATTGCAGTTTGTAGCCCTGCCATTTGTCTAGCCGATGGCGCTTGCGGTAATTGTCGAATAGTCATCGCGTTACACTCCCGATGTATTTGTGCCGATTGTATCAAGCGGGGCCATAGATGTCTGCACCGTCAATACATCAGCATTGCCGCCGAATGGCGCTCTATCTTCAAGCTCTCTACATTCGTCGCGGGTGAAAATACCGTTATTAACCATTGAACTGTAAAACGCTGAACGCCCTGCACTGTCTGCACGTAGCAAACCCTCTACAGAATACTTCGGGTAGTAACGCATACGCTCTACAGGTGAAAGCAAATCCTTTGCAATGGATTGCTCAATTCTTTTTAGCCAAGGCGCGAGCGTAAAAGTTAAAAACCCGATCATTTGCTGCTCGATTCCTGTTCCCCATGACGTTGATTTTTCACTATGCCCGACCATGAAAGGCGGAACACGGAACCATCGACAAATCTCTTCAACAGAAAATGCTCTCGACTCTAGCAGTTGCGCGTCATTAGGATTTATTCCGATGGTATCCGCAGTCATGCCACCCTCTAACAGTGGCGATTTGCCAGCATTGATAGCCCCAGTAACCGCCGCTAGATTATCCCTGAACTCTTCACGCTGTGCCTTCTGTAACACGCGCTCCATCTTGAAGTACGTTGTAGGCATCAATCCATTTTCAAATGTTTTATTCGCTGCTTGCGATGCCGACAATGCAGATCCAAAAACATTTGCGCCGTAGCTGATAACACTAACGCCGTTCACGCCATCCAGCGAGAATCCGGGAATTGTAAATATCTTGCTAGCCGGAATATTGCGGATCTGTCCATTAAGCTCGGTGTACTGGTATTGCAGATTGCCATCTGATTTTCTTGTCACTGACAAACGGCATGGCGCAAGAAACGCAAGCCCTACAACACGATCACCGACCATCAACTTTTCAGAACGCGCTACACCACGCAATAGCATTGCAGCAATAACCGCCTCCCAGTATACGGAAGCGGTTGAATCTGCGTTAGGCTGATCATGTATCACAGTCTGGAGTGGATGCTGTAACGCCACTTGCTTGCCGTATGTTGTCTTTTCATACATCGACAATGGTAGAGTGGCTATCGTTTCCGAGATCAAACGCGAACAAGCCCACACAGCGGAAAGCGATAACATCGAACGCTCATTAACGACAATGCCGCTATCCGATGTCGAACCAATTGCAGCCGACCAACTATCACTATCAACCAGCGACAGTGGAACACCAAGCCAATTCAGTACAGCCGACTTGACTCGCCCATGTTTTTTTTGCTGTTTTGGTTTTGTGATCATACGATAATCGGAGACCTCATGAACTCGTCAAAACAGGCATCTTCACACGGCGATGGATTCAAAGCCATCAGCGTAGCAGCATTAAAAAGCGCCATCAAAGGATCAATCTTCGCTGAACCGCTTGCCTGTTTTGTAATCAAGATGGAATTAGCCCTCGGTTCTACGCGAGCATTGCCCACAGTCCACATCATCATACTCTGTTTTGCTGGCAAAAACGACCCATCGGCAAGCCATCGCTCACTGGTCTTGATTGCCCCGCCTAGCTTCCACCCCTGACTCACCCCGACTATCCGATCATTAGGTATGCCCCTGCCTTCCAGAGCCTCTACAATCGACCCTATTCCCGCCGGATCGCAACCTATCTTATCAAGCAAACCAGACTCATATACCTGCTCACAAATATCGGCAAGCTCTTCAACGTCATCACCAACGCTTCTTACTAAAGTCAAATCGCCAGCCGCCGCAAAGTCATGAAGAGCCGGAGCAATATCCTTGCGTCTCTTCATTACTGACGGATGCGCCCACGCATGACCCCATCCCAGCTTTCTACCCGTCTCACGCTCACGCCCCAACACGTAAAGACCAAGCAAGTC